TTGTTTGTTGCACTAAAGAGGAATAAAATTGTTTCCACATATTTCCAATGAGTTAATGGAAGAACTTAATCAACGCTTCCCCAATAAATCACCAGAGTTATCTGAGACACACGCTGACCTTATATGGCGCGGTGGACAGCGTTCAGTCGTAGAATTTCTACAGAAAATCTTTGAAGAGCAATCCTCTTCACAATTAGGAGAATAGCCAATGTGCTTTTTTAATAGCCCCTCGGCTCCCGAACCTGCCCCGCCACCCGCAGCACCAGCCGCTGGTAACCCAGTGTTGACGAATATGTACGACCCGTCATCGCCTGAGAGTGGTATGGCCGCAGAGAAAGGCGCTGTATCAAACAAAGCAAAGGGAACATCCCAGCTTAAAGTAGACTTGGACCCCACCGTTGCATCGATGGGTAAAGCTACAGGTTTGCAGATAAACAAGTGAGATAGCCAATGAGTATGGGTACTGCCGAAAGCAGATACCGCCAACTTGAAACCACCCGCCAATCATACCTCGACAGAGCCAGAGATTGTTCAGAGCTAACCATTCCATCGCTTATCCCTCAGGATACTCATAACGAGACAAGCGACCTCTACACGCCCTATCAAGGCATAGGTGCTAGAGGGGTGAATAACCTAGCCTCAAAACTGTCCTTAGCTCTCATGCCCCCTAACGCACCGTTCTTTCGTTTCATGGTTGAGCCTTACACGCTCAAGGAAATGGCCCAAGAACCTGCGGCTCGCACCAATGTTGAAAAGCAGTTGGGCGAATATGAACGGGCTGTAATGAATGAGATTGAAAGTGCGGGTGACAGAGTTGCGGTACATGAAGCACTTAAACACTTAATCGTCGGCGGTAATGTCCTCGTACATATCGGCGCTGATAAAATCAGAGTATTCCACCTCGACAGTTACGTTGTCTCGCGCGCGCCCAATGGTGATGTTCTTGAGGTCGTAACCGTTGAACACGTTTCGCCAAACGCTTTGGACAAGGCAACAGCTGCTAATATTCAAGGCAAGCTAGAGGGCGACGAAAAGACCGTTGAGATATTCACGCACATTGAGCGTAAGAACTCTTTCTTCAACGTCTACCAAGAGGTCAAAGGCAGCGTCATCGCTGGTTCCAAAGGTAAATACAAAGCTGACAGCGTACCCTTCCTACCCCTTCGCTTTAGTCGAATTGATGGTGAGGATTATGGGCGTGGCTTTGTTGAGGAACTGCTTGGTGACCTACGCTCACTGGAAGCCTTAAGCCAAGCAATCGTTGAAGGCGCAGCCGCCGCAGCTAAAGTCTTATTTATGGTGAACCCTAACGGTACAACCAGAATGCGGACAATCGCTCAGGCTGAGAACACAGCAATTATTGAAGGGAACCGCACCGATGTTTCGGTTTTACAGATGGATAAGTTCAATGATTTCCGCGTGGCTTATCAGGCCATGCAGGGCATTGAAGAACGCCTTTCTCAACAGTTCATGTTACAAAGCTCTATCCAGCGTAACGGTGAGCGTGTCACTGCGGAAGAAATCAGATACCTAGCTGGTGAGCTAGAAGACACCCTGTCGGGCATCTACTCAATTCTGTCGCAGGAATTTCAGCTGCCCTACGTAAACCGCAAGATTGACGTTTTAACCAAAGCCAACAAGCTGCCCAAACTTCCAGATAACATTGTGAAACCCACAATCGTTACTGGCATGGAAGCCTTGGGGCGTGGGCATGACCTGCGCAAGCTGGACCTGTTCATACAGGGCATGGCTCAGGCACTAGGCCCAGAAGTCTTGCAGCAATATGTGAACCTACAAGATTACATCAAACGCCGCGCCACTGCGCTTGGCATTGATACTGAGGGTTTAATCAAATCAGAAGAACAGATCGCCCAAGAGATGCAGCAAGCACAGCTACAACAGATGGCAATGCAAGCTGGTCCAAACGCAATCCAAGAGGGCGTCAAAGCATTAGGAAATTCATATGTCGAATCCCAAAGACAAACAGCAGAATGAAGCTGAGGAAAAACCCAAAAACCCCCTAGCTCCCCCCGCCGTGGTTAAGAGTAATACCATCAAACGGGAAGATTTTTAAACATGGCAGAAAGCATCACAATCACAGAAGACCCGACTGGCCCTGAGGCTCCAATAGAAGCTGAACAGGATAACTCGTCTGCTCGACCTGAATGGTTGCCAGAAAAGTTCCAATCCCCAGAAGACCTCGCAAAGTCATATGCAGAACTTGAAAAGAAATTGTAATCTCCAACGGATGAAAATGCACAAGCTGATGAAGCAAAGGTGGAAGATTCACCTCAAAGTGAAACAGCTGACTTTTCCAAGTTTGCAACGGAATTTGCGGACAAGGGAGCCTTAACCGATGACAGCTACGCTGAGTTGGAAAAGATGGGTTACCCCAAAGAAATGGTCGAGACATACATCAAGGGAATGCAATCTGCGCAATCGGCTGATGCAGAAGCAGTTATGTCAGTTGTAGGTGGGTCAGAGGGTTACAAAGAACTGACCGACTGGGCCAAAGGCAACATGGATGAAGCTGAGTTAAAGATTTACAACCAGATGGTTGAGACAGGTACTGATAACGCCAAGGTTGCTGTTGAGTGGCTAATGGCCAGACGCGAAGCGGTAGAAGGCTCAGAGCCAAACTTGCTTCAAGGCAAAGCACAGGCTGCGGCGAAGGATGAATTTAGGTCCACAGCTGAGGTTGTGGCCGCGATGAAAGATAAGCGGTACGGAAGCGATAGTGCTTACACCAAAGATGTTGAGCAAAAATTAGGCAGATCATCAGTATTTTAAATTATATCTTTTCATAATTGCTATGTTATAACGTAGGCAGTGCTAGCTTTGTCTACCGTCAGCACTCCTTTCCTGAAACGCAACTGACCAGTTGCAAGGTTTCAACTGGCTGACCTTCCCATAGGTCAGCCATTTTTTATTTGCTCTTAGGATAGGCCTTAGCAGTACACGCTATTCCACCATGCCCGTAACTGCACACTCTGTATTCTCCATCGTACCAGCGTTGTACGAAAAGGTTTTCGCTAGTGGCCACAGTGCGTGGGGACAAAAAAACATCAAGATATGTTACGCTAAAGAAGCAGAAAATCAAAAATGTCAGCAACGTAATTATCTTATAAAACACTTATTCTTCTCCAATAAATTTTCAGCACCATACGGCGGGGCGTCATGCCCCGTCAATTTACAAGGATATTATTATGCCCAAAGGTAAAGGCGCACCTACAGCGAAGAATTTCAAACGCTCCGCAAGGACCGCGAAGAAAACATAAGGTTACAAAATGATAGAGGTATTGGCCTTGGCTGGCGCAGTAACGAAGGTTGCTGGGGCCATTTCTGCATCCGTTAAGGCTGGTCGTGACGTAAGCGATTTACTGCCTCACTTCGGCAATCTCGCCAAACTAGATGCAGACATTCAAGCGGCTGAGGCTGGCAAACATAAAGGACCGTTGGGTCGCTTAGCGTCATCTGAACAAGAGGGCTTTGCTATTGCTCAAGCCAAGATGAAATACAAAGAAGCGCAAGCTGAATTGAAGTCTGCCTGTCAACTCTACGGCCCTGCGGGAATGTGGGATTTAGTTGTCAAAGAGCAAGCCGCTGCGCGTAAGAGGCAACAAGAAGCATTAGAAGCACAGGCGCGGCAACGCGATAAAATCTTTTGGGGTCTATCGGTTACCGCTGGCCTTATTATCTTTGTCGCTGGGTTTGTTGGGATGGTGTATTTTGCCCAGATGTTTGCTTAGTTATTTTGCGGCAACTTCCAATCTACCATCCCAAGAGATGGACGCACACGCATGATTTGAGTCACATATCTGTACCTTTTGCACCCCATCGGCAGCATGGACTGGCCCAACAAATTCTAACTGCACAAATACATTTACCGACAGTGCAAGCGCGATAACGGTCAGAATTACCTTCGTATAAAGATCAATCATTCTAAACTTCCTTCCAATGGGTCAACGTCCTGCCTCCTTAGGCAGACCGACTATCGACGATGAACGACTAGGCCACATGCGTGTGACAACCAAGCCAAGTAAGCAACGACAGTCATTTCCCATTCAAACAAAGGATAATAGAAATGGCAAACGCAACAGCGTCTCGCTTAGGCGTGGTCAACGGTGCATCACCGTCAGATTTCGCTACAGAGAACAATCTATTCCTCAAAGTCTTTGCAGGTGAAGTCCTGACTGCCTTTGATGAAACAAACGTAATGAAAGACCTTCATGTCAGCCGCACAATCGCATCTGGCAAGTCGGCACAGTTCCCAGTGACAGGCAAAGCAAACGCTGCCTATCACACCGTAGGAACACCCCTACTCGGCACACAGGCCATCAAGCACAACGAAAAGGTCATCAACATCGATGACGTTCTCATTGCTGATACCTTCATTGCCAACATCGATGAGGCCAAGAACCACTACGATGTGCGCGCCGAATACAGCCGCCTTCTTGGTATGGCTTTGGCAAAAGAGTTTGATACCCGCACAATGCGTGTTGGTGTTCTAGCAGCCCGTAGCGCAGCGACCATTACAGGTGGCAACGGCGGCTCTGCTTTGACTGACTCCGATGCTGACACTGATGGTGCATCACTCGCAGCTTCTATCTTTGAAGCGGCAAAGGTCATGGACGAAAAAGACGTTCCAGAGAGTGACCGTGTGGCAATCGTTAAGCCAGCCCAATACTACAACCTAGTCCAAACCACTAACGTGATTAACCGTGACTGGGGTGGTGCTGGTGTGTACGCAGACGGTACAGTCTTGCGTGTTGCAGGTATCCAGATTGTTAAATCTAACAACGTACCATCTACAAACATTGCCGCAGCAACAGCGGGTGAGAACAACACCTATCACGGTAACTTCTCAACAACCGTTGCACTGGTCATGCAGAAATCTGCAATCGGCACAGTGAAGCTGATGGACTTGGCTGTAGAGCAAACATCAGGCGACTATAACATCATGTATCAAGGTACATTGATGGCCGCAAAATACGCGATGGGTCATGGCATCCTTCGCCCAGAATGCGCAGTAGAAATCAAAACTGCTTAATTCTTTTTTGGGTCAGTCCTCACGGGCTGGCCCATTTTTTTATTCACGAGGACAACATGGCTATACCATCGTCAATGACCGAACTAGAGGCGGTCAACATACTACTTACGACCATAGGTGAGGCTCCTGTAAACACACTTACAGGTAACCAAGTGACGGACGTTTCAATCGCCAATCAGGTCTTGAATGAGGTTAGTCGTGAGGTTCAAAGCCAAGGCTGGCATTTTAACACTGAGCGGCGCGTTCCATTAGCGCCCACCATCGATAACCAAATTCCAATCCCAGCCAATGTATCACGTATTGATACGCCTGATTTTGATGGGGTTATTAAAGAATCCAAACTCTTTGACCTCACTGAGCGGTCTTACACATTTACCAGCACGGTCTATGCGGACATCGTCTACTACCAAGACTTTGATGTGCTGCCCGATGTTGCCAAGCGATACATCACTATCCGTGCTGCCCGTATATACGCAGATCGGATGCTGAACTCGCAGACAATCCACAAGATGACTGCGCAAGATGAACAAAGAGCGCTGATGGATTTGAAAGAATACGAAGGCGACACCGCAGATTACAACATGATGCAAAGCTACTCTGTAGCGCGCGTGTTGAACCGTGGGTTTAACAGAAGGGTTCTGATGCAATGAGCCTAATCAGTTCTGCCATTCCAAACCTTGTGCAAGGTGTTTCACAGCAATCCCCTGCACTTCGATTGTCTTCACAGGCAGAGCTACAGGAAAACGCATTCCCATCGCTTGTCGAAGGCTTACAAAAGCGGCCACCGCTGGAACATAGTGCTATCTTAAGCAACACAACCACCGCTGGTTCGTTCATTCATTTGATTAACCGTGATGCCACTGAGCGATACTTTGTGTTTATCAACGCATCAAACCAAATTACGATTACTGATTTGGCTGGGGTGGCGAAGACAGTCACCTATCCAAACGGTACAGCATGTTTAAATAGCACGACACCAACCGCCGATTTTCGCGCGGTTACAGTTGCTGACTATACGTTTATTGTTAATACTTCTCAGACAGTTGCAATGAGTAGTTTAACTACTCCAACCTATCCATTTACAGGTTTGATAGCGGTTAAGCAGGGTGACTATAACCAACGCTACACGGTCTATTTAGACAATGCTGTGGCAGCGGACATTACCACCAGTGCTACTGACCAAACGGAAACTAGAACCACAAGTATCGCAACCAGATTAGCCACAGCTATAACCGCCCAGTCAGGCTTCACAGCGACCGCTGATGGTAGCACCGTGATTATCACTAAGACGGGTAATGCTGCATTTGAGATGGCCACTTACGATAGCCTTGGCGATGCTGGGTTGTCGGCAACTATCGGCACAGTACAGCGCTTTGATGACCTGCCCTTGCAAGCCCCCGATGGCTATATTGCACAGGTGCAGGGTGACCAGACAAACGACTTTGATGATTATTATGTGAAATTCGTAGCCGATGATTCAAACAAGGTATCGGATGGTACGTGGATTGAATGGGTAAAGCCTAACATCCCTTATGAAATCAACGCGGCAACCATGCCTCATTTGCTCATCAGGCAAGCGGACGGTTCATTTACCTTTGAGCAAGCTAATTGGGGCGACAGGGCCGTTGGGGATGAAACCTCAATTCCCAACCCAACCTTTGTTGGCAAGAAGATTTCAGATGTATTCTTCTTTCAGAACCGCCTTGGCTTCCTGTCAGGCGAGAATGTGAACATGTCGAGGACATCTGAATACTTTGATTTCTTCGGTAAGACTGCGCGCACAATTCTGGATGATGACCCCATTGATGTAGCAGCAAGTCACGTAAAAGTTTCAGCACTGAAACATGCCATTCCCTTCGATAGAAAGCTGTTGCTGTTCTCTGACCAGACGCAGTTCATCCTAAAGGGCGGTGACTTCCTGACACCAAAGAACACCTCAATATCCCAAACAACTGAATACGAGGCCAGCACAACGGCCCAACCAGCCGCCGCTGGTAATGTTGTTTACTTCGCTGCAAAGCGAGGCGGTTTCACATCAATTCGTGAATACTACGTGATTGACGATACAGACCGCTCTGATGCTACCGATGTCACAAGCCACGTAGCCAAGTACATTCCAGATGGCGTCTTTGAGATGGCGGCAAGCACAACCGAAAATGCTTTAGTCTGCCTATCCAGCCAAGAAACTAACGCAATGTATCTGTACAAATATCACTTCGCTGGTCGTGAAAAAGTACAGGCAGCTTGGTTTAAATACACCTTTGCTGGCTTGGAAATACTGAACGCTGAGTTTATCGAAAGTGGCTTGTATGTGGTCGGGAACAAGGCAGGTAAAACCTGTCTATTCGTTATCAACTTTGATGCTGGTCGCTTTGACACGGACCAAACATACGTCACGAAGCT